ACTGCCAGTATCACTATTCCAACTACTGCGCTATCAGGCACTATTACCAATGCTCAATTAGCAAATTCTTCCATCACTATTAATGGTACTTCTACCAGCTTGGGTGGATCAATTTCAGTCGGTACTGTCACTTCAATTACTGCTGGTACTGGTTTATCAGGTGGCACTATTACCACTACTGGAACTATTGCTCTTGCTAATACTACTGTAACTGCTGGCTCTTATACCAATGCAAGCATTACTGTCAATGCACAAGGTCAGATTACCGCAGCTTCAAGTGGTGCAGCGACTGTCACTTCTTTCCAGACTTCTTTATCTGGTTTAACTCCTAATACATCTACTACTGGTGCAGTCACTTTGGCTGGTACTTTGGGTGTAGCAAGTGGTGGTACTGGAGTTACAACTCTGACAGGTCTGGCTTATGGCAATGGTACTTCTGCCTTTACCGCAGCTACCGCAGCGCAAGTAGTTTCAGTCATTGGAACTACCGCAGTAACCAATGCGACTAATGCAGCCAATGTGAATTTGGCAGCAGGATCAGGTGCTACCAACTATCTAGTGTTCGCTGCTAGTGCTACTGGTAATACCGCAGAATATACCAATACTGCCCTGACATACAATTACACCAATAATGCTATAACTGGTGGTATCAATGGTGGCAGTTTTTAAATATAATGGCTAAAAGGAAATAACTATGGCGGCATCAGGCTTCACTCCAATTCTTCTCTATGCTAGTGGCACTACTGGTAATACTCCATCTGCGAGTAATTTAACTAGTGGTGCTAATGGTGCTGAATTAGCATTGAACTATACCGATGGCAAATTATTTTATAAAGATAATGCTGGTGTAGTTCAATTACTTGCATCAAAAGCTATCGCAGGGCTTACACTACCAGTATCAGTAGCCAATGGCGGTACAGGCGCTACTACAGTTAGTGGAGCACAAACCAATTTACAAGTTGACCCGAGTGGAACTGCGGTTAGTATGGCAATAGCTTTGGGATAATTATGAATAGCGGAATCTATCTTATTACCAATACTGAAACTGGCAAGCAATATGTCGGTCAAAGTTCTGGTATTAAAAAAAGATTCAATCGCCATATCAGAGCATCCAGAATACAGCACCCCAGAGAATCTTTTTATCTGCATAAATCTATGGCAAAACATGGTGTAGATAAATTTAAATTTGAAGTTTTAATTTATGCTAAAGATTCAGAATACTTAAATTTAATGGAGCAAAAATGTATTGAATCATATAATACATTATCTCCAAATGGTTATAACCTTGATACTGGTGGCGGTGTAGATAGAAAAGCTGCTGAAAATTCTAAATCAAAAAAATTAGGAAAACCAGCTTGGAATAAAGGAATACCGCAAAGTGAAGAAGCTAAAAGAAAGCAATCTTTAGCTATGATGGGAAAACCATCCCCACAAAAAGGAAAACCCCAATCTGCTGAAGCAAAAGCAAAGCAATCTGCTGCTATGAAAGGCAGACCAGCTTGGAATAAGGGAATTAAAATGTCCGAAGATCAAAAAGAAAAAATGCGATTGGTGGATAAATCTTATACAAAGACTTTAGAATATAGATTAAAGATGAGTGCTGCGGTAAAAAAAGCCAAAGCCAAACAAAAAGGAAATTAAAGATGGCAACTAATACATTTACTCGATATGTGTCTACTGGTGTAGGCACAACCCCTGTAGTCCTGGTGACTGCTGCATCTGCTACCCAGACTACTGTCATCGGTCTTACATTGGCTAATACTACTACTAGCCCAATTATTGTAAGTGCCTATATTACTGCTTCAACCACAAACTATTATGTGGTTAAAAATGCGACTGTACCTGTAGGTGGCTCTTTAGCCCTATTTGGCGCAGATGGCAAAATTGTACTTAATACTGGAGATGCCTTTACTGTAGTTTCATCTACTGCAACTTCAGCAGATGCAATCCTTTCTTGCCTACAAATTAGTTAAGGATAACTATGTCCTATATTGGCTCAACCCCAACTACCCAGAGTTTTACCTCTGGGACTGATTACTTTAATGGTACTGGTTCGCAGACTGCTTTTACCCTATCTCGGACTGTCAACTCAGTTAATGATGTAGAAGTGCTGGTAAACAATGTGGAGCAGCAACCTAATAGTACTTATACCATTAGCGGTACAACTCTGACTTTTACTACTGCTCCCTCAAGTGGCACAAATAATATCTATGTTAGATATTTATCGACTGTCACCCAGAGCATTGCTCCTAGCCAAAATACTGTCCAATATTCTTCTTTGAATAGCGATAATCAAAGCAAGTTGGGCATTATGTACAAGAATCGCATCATAAATTCCAATATGGTTATTGACCAAAGAAATGGTGGCGCAGCAGTATCAAGTTCTTATTTTGGGTATGTTGTTGATAGATGGAATTTGTCTCAAAGTACAACTGGTAAATTAATTGCTCAACAAAATGCTGGATCTATAACTCCACCAGCAGGATTTAGTAATTATCTTGGAGTAACATCACAATCTGCTTTTTCTATTGGAAGTGGCGATTATTATACTTGGAATCAACCAATTGAAGGTTTTAATACTGCTGATTTAGCATGGGGAACTGCTAATGCTAAAACTGTCACTTTGTCATTTTGGGTTTATTCAAGCCTTACAGGAACTTTTGGCGGTTCTTTAATGAATTCCGCTACAACATATTCTTATCCCTTTTCATACTCAATCCCAACTGCAAATACTTGGACACAAATCAGTATTACTATAACTGGTGCAACAAGCGGAACATGGGTTGGAGCAACCAATGGAATTGGTATTAATTTAATTTTTGGTATGGGAGTAGGATCTGGGTATAGTGGAACTGCTGGAGCATGGGCTTCAGGAAACTATAAATCAGCCACAGGCGCAACAAGTGTTGTTGGTACTTCAGGAGCAACTTTCTACATTACTGGTGTTCAACTAGAAGTAGGCACACAAGCAACTCAATTTACTACTGCTGGTGGTTCTTATGGTGCTGAATTGGCTTTGTGTCAGCGTTATTTTGAAGTTGTGTCTATGAATGGTTTAGGTGGTTCATCATCAACTACTGCAGTTGGATTTGGGTGTTCTTATAAAGTGCAAAAAAGAGCAACCCCTACTGTTGTTAATGCAAGTTCAACTGCGGCATTATATTCGTTTTATCGCCCTGGATTAGGTTCTGGTGACCCAAGCTCTGTATCAATTTCGTCTGATTTAGGTGATGCTTATAATTTTAATATAACATTAGCAAATTTTACAGGATTATCTAATAACCAAGCATGGGTTGGTAGATATAGCGGTTTATTTAATGCTTCTGCGGAGTTATGATTATGTATCAATTAGTTAAAGATTGGGATGGAATAGTAACAAGAATTCGCAGACTTTCTGATGGGGCAATGATTCCCCTAGACCCTGACAACACAGATTACCAAGCCTACCTTGCATGGGTAGCTGAAGGCAATACTCCAGAACCTGCTGACACTACTCAAGGAGAAGCATAATGGCTTTAAGTTTAATTAATGCAGCTTCCCAGGGTGGAGTACCAGCTTTTAGTGCCTATCAAAGTTCTGCACAAACATTAACATCAGGTTCAAATATTCTTTTGCAATTTCAAACAAAAGAATTTGATACTGCTTCAGCATTTAATAATACTGGATCAACTGTAGGCGGTATTCCAGCTTATGCTTTTCAACCTACTGTAGCTGGTTACTATCAAGTAAGCGGTGGATTCGCTGTAACTGCAACATTACAATGGATTAATACATTTATTTTTAAAAATGGATCATTGTTTAAAATTGTTTATAACAGCTATACCGCTTCTGTAAATGCTGGTTATGGTTCTGCTTTAGTGTACTTAAATGGTACTACTGACTATATTCAACTTTATGCACAAGTAGGTACTGGTGCTGCTCTTGATGCAAGATCAATAGCGACTTATTTTCAAGCAGTTTTAGTGAGGTCTGCATAATGTCCTATATCGGTAATCCCATAACAACCCAGGCATTTGTTACTGACCAATTTAATGGATCAGGTTCACAAGTTACCTATACCATGTCGGTTGCACCTGCTAATACTGCTTCAGTATTGGTATCAGTATCTGGTGTATTGCAAGACCCATCCACTTATTCAGTAAGTGGTACTACTCTGACATTCTCTGCTGCTCCCCCTGCTGGTACTGGAAATATCTCTTGCCGATACCTTGGTATTCCTGCTACTGGTATTACTAATACTGCTTATCGGACTGTCACCGAATTTACTGCTACTGCTGGTCAGACAGGATTTACAGTCCCAAGCTATACCATCGGATTCTTAAATGTCTATCGCAATGGAATCTTATTAGGCTCTGCTGACTATACTGCTAATAATGGAGTAACTATTACTTTATCTGCTGGTTGTAATGCTGGTGATACTTTGACTACTGAATCATTCCAGGTATCTTCAGTACTTAATGCTATTCCTAATGGTATTAAATCAATAAGCAATACTAACTTACCAGTAGGTAGTGTGTTGCAAGTGGTTCAAGGAAGTACAACTACATCAACCAGCACAACAAGTACAAATTTTACAGCAACATCTTTAAGTGCATCAATTACCCCATATTTCTCTACAAGTAAAATTTTAGTAATTACTTCATCAATGCACCAAATTATTAATACTCCTGGTGCTGCTGGTCTTGGTTTAGCAATTTATAGAAATGGTTCATCAATATATTCAGACCCATTTCCTTATGCTTCTATGTATATGGGTCAATTAGCTGCAAATCCAAGAACCAGATTAACATTGAATTATTTAGATAGTCCTGCTTCTACTTCTTCAACAAACTATACTTTGTATTTTAATGCTTTTAATGGTCAAACTTCATCTATGAATATTGATGGACAAACATCATTTATTACTCTTATGGAGATTGCATAATGATTAATATTCACCAAGCTATCTATGCGCTTAACTCTGAAATTATTACCATCCGAGGTGAAGTAGCCTATGACAAAGATGAACAAGAAGTAGCCTATAATCTTGAAGCTGCTCAAGCTAAACTAGCTGAACTCGAAGCTGCTGAAGTCGCTGCTCAAGAAGCCCAAGCAAAAGCAAAGGCTTCTGCCCTTGCTAAACTAACTGCTCTTGGCT